TGCCAGTGGCATGGGTGAATCCAAGAACTTGGGAAGCAAGTCCCTGCTGGGTTAATCCACCATGAAACCCACGATCACCAACACGCCCAAGGCCAAGCAAGGCGCCGAAAGCTCGGAGGCAAAGCAAATCCTTGCCCGGTATGACCGCCTTAAAGCGGATCGTGGGACATGGGACACCCTTTGGCAGCAAATTGCCGACTATGTCCAACCCCGCAAGTCGGCCATTAACACACGCAAGACGGAGGGTGTGGACGGTTATACGGACAACCTGTTCAACCTGACCGCGGTGCGAGCCAATCAAATCCTTGCCTCGGGGCAAATGGATTACCTCTTCAGCGGGCGCTGGTTCTCCTTCGAGCCAGCCCCTGAGATTCAAGACGATGACGCCAAGATGTATTATCAGGAATGCTCGGAGATTGCCCTTCGAGAGCTCGCCCGGAGCAACTGGAATCTGGAAATCCATGAGGCGCTCCTTGACCGCGGCGGCTTCGGGACGGCGGCGCTACTGCTGGAAGAGGGGAAGCGGTCCCTGCTGGCATTCCACAAGTTCGATGTGGGCACCTTTGCCATTGCTGAAGACCATGAGGGGCGCGTGGACACCCTGATGCGTGACTTCGAGCTCACTGCACGGCAGGCAAAGCAGAAGTTTGGGGAGGAAAACCTGGGCCCGATCCTCGCCAAGGCCTGCGCGGATCCCAAGAAGCAGGACAATAAGTTCAAATTCGTCCACTCGATCCATCCCCGAGAGCCCGGTGAGTATGATGCCAAGAAGTTCGACCCCGAAAACAAGCCGATTGCCTCCTGTTACGTCTCGGTGGATGACAAGTGCGTGGTGTTGGAGAGCGGCTATGACGAAGATCCCATTGCGGTGAGCCGGTTCCTGAAGTGGGGGCAACAGCCCTACGGGTACAGCCCGAGCATTGAAGCCCTCCCGACCATTCGTCAGGTCAACTTTATCGAGATGAACATGGACGCACTGGCGGAGATTGCGGCCTTCCCCCGCATCCTGGTGCCGGACTCGATGGAAGGGGACATCGACCTTCATGCCGGCGGCGCTACGACGTTTGACCCGAACAATCCCAACGCGATGCCCAAAGAGTGGGGCACAAGCGGCCGCTATGACATCGGCCGGGAGCGAATCGAGATGAAGGACAAGGCCATTCGTGAGGCTTACCACGTTGACCTGTTCCAAATGCTTCAGCAAATCGAGCGGCAGATGACCGCCTATGAGGTGAGTCAACGACTGGCGGAGAAGGTCACGGCCTTCAGTCCGACCTTTTACCGGCTGCAAACTGAGGTGACCAACCCGATTCTCCTGCGGATCTTCAACATCCTGCACCGGGCAGGGAAGTTTCCCGAACCGCCTCCGTCTGTTCTTCGTGAGCAACGGCCCGGTGAAATGGCGCTGGTGCTGCCTGAAGTCACGCTTACCTCGAAGCTGGCACTGGCAATCAAGGCGGCGGAGAACCAAAGCCTTGGTCAGGTGATGTCGATCCTCGGTGGTCTGGCCCAAATCAGTCCAGGAGCGGCGGAGCAAGCGGCCGAGAACTATGACTTCGATGTGATTGCCCGCGAGTCGGCACGCAACGCCGGGCTCCCTTCCAACTGGATCATGACGGAGGACAAGCGGGACTCCATGCGCCAAGCCAAGGCGGAAGCGCAACAGCAGGCAATGGCAGCGGAAGCGGCACCGGGGATGGCCCGGGCGGCCAAGGACATCAGCCAAGCGTCCCCCAAGGTGCAGAAGCAACTGATGGGATCCTAAGCCATGAGCGAAGCCACAACACAGGAAAAGCTGACACTGGCCTACGGGATGGTGTTCGGAAGCGACAGTGAGCACCGGACACCGGCCCAGGCCTTGGTATGGCAGGACATGGAGCGGCGCGGCTACTTTCTCCGGTCAACGGCCGTCCCATTGGTCACCGGGGAAGTCCAGCCCCAGAAAATGGAAATTGCCGAGGGATGCAGAATCTTCTTCCTCGACACCCTCAATCTCGTATCCCGGGCGAAGTTGCTCGGGACCAAGAAACAGAAACCCAACGTCAAAACAACATGAGCACAGAAAAAGCAGTGAAACCCGTAGAGAAACCGCCTGTCATCGAGTACGCGATTGCCGATGATGGCCAAGTGACCCGCACCGATAAGGACGGCACGATCCACGTCGCCACCATTCTGGACGGCGGCAAGCTCGTCCTGGTGGAGCAATGGACCAAGTTCCGCCCGGCCGTCGTCCGCTGGCTGAACGAGAACGGCAATGCGCCGACCTCGATCGTCATTGAAGGCGATGAAGCGGCCAAGGTGAAGGAGAACATCCCCCCAATGCCCAAGAAGGAAATGCGCTTCGGTGACAAAACCCCGGCCGTGGTGGAGTGGTATCGCAAGTACAAGCCGGCCGAGTACAAGGCCCGCTACGGAATCAAGGGCGAGGGCACGGTGACCAAGACCCGCAAGGTGCTGAATGCCACCACTGGCATCCCTGAGAGCCAACAGTATGAGGTGGAGGCCACCATTGCCGAGCGCAAGATCATCGGCACGGAGAAGGTGGAGGCGGCCAACACCTTTGTCGGCGGCGAGGATTCGGAATACTCCAAGTAAGAGGGGGCAGAAACTAACAACAGAAACCAATGAAACTCTTAAATTTTCGACTCTATGAGCAAGCAGGCGATAACGGGTCCGGTGGCGGCGGTGGAACGGGTGGCGCTGCTACTGGTGGCGCTTCTGGTGCTGCTACTGCAACCGCTTCAACCTCGCTTCTGTCTGGTGGCGGCGCTGCCAGTACGGCGGCAGGAACCGGCGCGGGGAGTGCTGCCCAATCCACCCAAGCGACGGCTGCCGCTGGGGCAAGCACCGCAACGGTAGGCGAGGCCTGGCACGTCGGTCTGTATGGCTCGGACGGTAAGATCAACGCGACCAAGTTCGATTCCCTCCCCGAGCACCTGAAGCCCCACAAAGACCTGTTTGCCCGTTATCAAACGGTGGAGGCACTGATGGGCGGCTTGGCGAACATGTCCAGTCTGGCCGGGAAGAAGGCGCTGGCACCACTCCCGGAGAATGCCAGCCCGGAGGCCAAGGCGGAGCGGTCCAAGTTGCTGGCCCAAATCAACAACGTCCCCGAGAAACCGGAAGGCTACGGCTTCAAGCGGCCGGACAACGTCCCGGAAGCCCAATGGAATCAGGGGTATGTCGATGGCATTGCCGGGATCCTGCACAAGCACGCAATCAGCCCGGCGGCCGCCAAGGAGTTGATGGACTTCGATCTGGCTCAGGCCGGTCAACTCAACGCTGGATCCAAAGTGGCGCAGGAGAAGGCGCAAGCCGAGTACGCCACGGCCCAGAATAAGGCCTTGGATGAAGCCTTTGGTGCGGAGCGCTCGAAGCACATTGATCTGGCAGTCCGTGCAATCAAGACGGCCGGCCTCGATCCCAATGACGCGATGTTCTCCGATGCCAAGGCGGTGATGCTGGCGGCCAAGTTCGGCGCCATGATAAGCGAGGACCGGCTAATCAGCGGAGAAACCAATGCCAATGCGGGCATGGATGACCGGGCCAAGGCGCTGGACATCGTGAACAACCCGGGGAATCCCCTGTTCAAGGCCTACCATGAGGCGGAGCATCCCCAGCACGCCCAGGCCGTTGAAGCGAAGTCCCGCTTAAATCAGGCTTGGCATTCGAAGCAAAAGACCAAATCGTAAGCCCGGCAGTTACATATGGGTTATGGTTGGCCCGCCTCTTGGCACGGAGGCGGGCCTTTTCATGTCTTGACACAAGCCCTTGATGGGGTGCATACCCGATGGCAGAGAGCACGGCGGAGACCTCCCGCAAGGGACACCAACCGGCCTCGGATTCGTCCGAAGCGTTGGCACCGGCTCACCGGAAACCCCTACGCGATGACCAGCACACGCCTGTTTGCGTGGGTTTTCTTCATCCTAATATCCGCCGATCACCGGCATCTCCGTCATGGCAATTCTCACTCAGCTCCCCGAGCACTTTCAAACCGACTTTTCTGACAACTGGGAACACCTGGTTCAGCAGAAAGAGTCCCGCCTCGAAAACAAGGTCAAGCGCGTCACCGTCAAAGGCAAAGACCGCACCTTTAGCCAGCTTGGCAAGTCCAAGATGCGCCTGATTACCACCCGTAACGGCGCCACCGTTGCCTCGGACTCCCCGATGGCCAAACGCTGGTTGCGTCCGAAGGGTTACGATGAGGTTACCTGGATCGACCAACTCGACCCAATCGCCCTCGGTGAGCTCCCCGCTCCTGAGTCCGAGCACGTCCAGTCCCATGCCATGGCCGCCAAGCGCACCATGGACGAGGTTATCATCGCCGGTCTGGAAGGCACCGCTTACATCGGTGAGGATGGCACCACTGCCGTGGACGTTCCCGCCACCCAGAAGGTCGCTGTGGATTACGTCGCTTCTGGTGTTGCTGCCAACAGCGGCATGACGCTGGCCAAGTGGACCCGCGCCAAGTACATCCTGGACAAGGCTGAAGTTGATTCTGAGGGTCGCTATTTTGTCCACTCGGCAAAACAGCTGAACGACCTGCTCAACAACGTCACCGAAATCAAGTCCTCGGATTACAACAACGTGAAGGCCCTTGTGGACGGCACGGTGAACCGGTTCCTCGGCTTCGAGTGCGTGATGACTGAGCTCACCACCCTCGATGTTGCGACCGACATCCGCACTTGCATCGCCTATCAGCGCGACGGCATCGCCCTCGGCATCGGCATGGAGAAATCGGTGAAGATCGACATTCTCCCCACCCAGAACCACACGGTCCAGATTCGCACGGTGCTGATGCTCGGCGCCACCCGTCTCGAAGAGGAAAAAGTGGTGCTGGTTTACTGCGACGAGTCCCCGTAAGCGCTGGGACTTTTCCTCACTCAATAACCAAACTAAGAAAGCAATTTTATGCCTACCTTTAGCTCTGACATTTACGCCAAGCAGGCGAATCCCACCTTGGCCAACCGCAACGCAGGCGTCCGTGAAGCGGGCACCCTGATGTTTGCCACCTCGGTTTATACCATGCTCGGCACGGAAGCGGCCGGCGACAAGATCAACATCGTGAAGCTGCCCCAGGGTTGCATCATCGACCCCTCGCACTGCACGGTTGTCACCGATGGCATCGCTGGCACTGCAACGGTTGACGTTGGTGACGATGACGTCGCCGGTGTCGGCGCTGCGGCTGACGTTGACCGTTATGCGGATGGTCTCGACGTGGCAGCGGCCGGTGTTGACCGCTTCGATTCCATCGCTGCGGCGGCCCGCCTGACTCCCTACACTCTCGGCGCGGATAGCATCATCGTGGCGACCTTGGTGACTTTGGTCACCCCGGTGGCTGCTCGTAAACTGGTGTTCCGCATCGGTTACTTGGCCTTCTAAGCTGAAGGCCCGTTGGGTTCTGTTGTTGGCCCGCCTTCGCTCTTGGAGTGGGGGCGGGCTTTTTTATTTAACCAAAAAAGTATTTCTTTATGAATTTGAATTCGAATCAAGTAGTTGGGACCAAGCCCCAAATTATAGGGGGGGAATTGGACGGGAATCCGGGCACCTTCAAGGCGCTTGTGTTAAGTGAAACGGGTGGCATCACCCAGAATGCTCACATCGTTGACTGCTCGTTTACCAAGACCGGCGCGGGGCTGGTGGCTGATGAAGCTGTGCAAGTGGGCGCAACGGGTGCAGGCATGACCGTGGCCCAGGCTTACGGCAATTTGCTGGTGGATACCGGCACAACGGTAAACGCTGAGTTCCTGATGCGCTCGGTGGAGTCGATCAAGGGCGGGCACATTGCACGCGCCAAGGTGATGCTGAGTCAGAAAATCGTGAATCAGCACTTCGGGGTTTATCTCGCTGATTTGATTGGTGAGAACTGCGCGTTTACCACGGATGCAACCGGCCTTCTTATCTCGATCACGTTGCCAACTGGTCACGGGTTCACGGATGCGAACATTGGGCAAAGCTGCTACCTTGGCGGCGGCAGTGGTGCGGCTGCCATTGTGCCGGGCCGTTACGCAATCATCGCGGTGGCTGCCAATGTCGTCACGTTCTCGCCGGTCTTTGCTTGTACTTGGTCACGTTCGACCACCACGGCAACGATCACCTTCCTCGGTGGGAATCCGATCTTCTCCATCGCTGAAGCTGCGACGGTCAGTGCGTCGTCCGACACGCTTGCAATCGTCAACGGTGCGGTATCACTGCTCACGCAATCGTCTGGTGGTATTTCCACCTTCACCTGCTTAAACGCTGGTGCTACTTCGGGCACGTTGACGCTTACCATGAGCGCCAAGGCGTGGACTCCGAGCGCAAGCGGCACGGTGACGGTCTTCGGCTGGAACTGCGTGAGCTTGGTCAAGAACGGCACTTCAGCCACCACGACCAATTGGTTCGACACACAACGGCGTGGATGGGCATCTGGTGCGTCGTCGCATCCGCTTACCACGGATGCCTCGCCCGGTGTCATCGTTCAATTTTCAGGTGACACTACCTCGGAGTTCCTTTGCGATAGCTCGCCGGCCACGGCAACGACGCTTCAGTTCACCTCACGCGCTAGCCGTTTGGAGAGTCTGATTGATGCGCTGACTCCTGTTTACCTGTTTATTCAGGCGTTCAACGGTGTCACGGCTCCCGCATCGACCACTCGCTTAACGGTTGGCAAGTTCTCGATGGAGGAGACGGGTATCAACAAGGTGATTATCGGAGGAGTAACGCAAACCGGCACAGGAAACAGCCAACGTGTGACGCTGGACGGTGGCACCACTGTGGTCACGGTTGCATTGGGCGGCATCGCTGTGGCCGGCACGGCCGCCGAAGGCGCAACTGCATCCGGTAATCCGGTGGCCATTGGCGTTAAGGCGGCAACCGCGATCCAGACGGCCCGCACGGCTGGGCAAATAGTTGCACCGGCTTCTGACAAGATTGGGCGTGTGGTTGGTGCTGCGGAGCAAATCCGAGACCTGAACACGATGGCTCCGATGGTCACGCTCACCAACACCACGGAGACGACCGTTGTTGCGGCAGTCGCCTCGATCTTCAACGACCTCCGCGCACTGCTCATCACTAACACCAGTGCCACTGGCACGCGTGTGGACTTCCGGCATGTGGCCGCTGGCACGGTGGTGTTTTCGGTCTGGGTCCCGGCCACTACCACGTTGCCCGTCACACTTCCCGTCGTCGCCCGTCAGGCTACGGTTAACACGGCATGGACTGCGCAGCTTGGTACGGCGGTGACTGATGTTCGTATCACTGCGTTTGCCATTCAGGTGAACTAATCCCATGAACGAGCCCTTTGAACTGCTGGGGATTGATCCTGAAAATGAGACAACGCATGTTCTCATTCGTGTGAGGTCGGTTGTTTACTTGGTCTATGTCGGCCAGGAACAACTTATGGCAAATCAGGCGGTTGGTTTGGCGGAGTAACTAAAACCCCGTGCCGTAGCGGGTAAACTACGGCATCCAATTTTATGGCCCTCACGAAAACCAACATTTGCAATCAGGCACTCGGCCGGGTCGGGTCGCCTCACGTCTTGGACATCGAGGATGTAAACTCGAAGTCTGCCCGGGTCTGTAAAGAGACCTTTGAGTTAGCGGTGCGCGAGGTGGCGCGGGCTGGGGAGTGGAATTGCCTGAAGAAGCGCGAGGCCCTGTCACGGTTGACTGAGGCGCCGGCCTTTGAGTGGGCGTATCAATTCCAGCTCCCGATCAACTT